GCGACCGTCACCAGAGCGACGTGCTTGACCATGTCCCACACCCGAAAGCCGCCCGCGTGGAACCGCGCCAAGTTGAAGAAGACCACCGCGAGGCCGAAGACGAACCCTGTCGCGAGGTAGGTCAGGACCGCCGAGGCGTATCCAATCCAGAACTGAAACATAGTCAGGTCTCCCTTCCCAGAACTCTTCGCGCGTCTCTTATCGCCGGTGCCATGTCGTCGCTCAGCCATCTCTGCAGTCTCTCGGCTCCGGCTCGGTTCATCCTGTAGTCGCCGGTCGGCAGTGCCTCCCACGCGTCCACCAGCTTGTCCAGTGCTGCGCGATACGGTGGTCTTCCTCCCTCTCCGGGAGCGGGACCTCTGGCACCTAGTCTCTCGACTCCTACTCTCCTCGTCACGTGCACCCCCCTACGCTATCCTGAGATAGCCGCGCTTGACGGCGATGCGAATGTCTCTGCGACGAAGGCCTCGGGCCAGCAGGGTCGAGACGGTCATCCCGGTCTGCGCTCTGGCCATCCTGTCGTACATGGACGCCGAGAGAAGACGCGTGCGACCCTTCTCTGTTGATCTAGGCTTGCGAACGTGGGTGACCACGCGGTCGTCCCCCGACCGTCTGGTGGCCTTGACCGGCGAGGTCCACCTGATGAGCATCGGCGGACAAACGTGAATGCGCTTGCCTACCAGCTTCTCGGCGAGCGCGAGGCTGCTGGTGCTGTTGATCCTGAGGGCGCAGAGAACGACGTCGGCCTGCATCAGCCTCGCCCTTCTCAGCACGTCGTAGAAGCTGTGACCGGGAGCGTCCCCCGGCACCAGACCGCGCTCGACGAAGTAGCGCAGCATCTCGACTTGAAGTCCTGGACGTACTCGTGATATGACGTGACGATATCTCTCTAGCATCTGTGGCTCCCTCTACTGCCGGTAGGCTTGATACGCGACTACTGGTAGGTCCTAGGCCGCCGCAGCCTGCACCGGGGGATTTGTGAGCCGCAAGCCCAAAGTGTCTCCATGTTCAAAAATATATGGCGACGTCTGGTACGTCAAATGACACCGAGCAGGATGTCCGACTTCTTGCCAATAGGTCCTACTGTACGAGTTTTCAATTTTCGTTTTTCCGACTTTCTGAGGTCATGGGCTGATAAAGTGATAAAGTGATAAAGTGCTTGAGATCATTAAAATATTTTGCTCGTGATGGAGGTAATGGTCGCTATCACCTATCACTTCGCTATCAGCCAGCTATCAGATTTTTTAGATCGTTTCTTTAGTAGTTATAAGCACTTTATCAGCTTATCACTTTTTTGAGAAACAGTGGGGATTCTCATCTTACTTTAAGCGGCAAAAAGTGTATAGGGCTGATAAAGTGATAGGCGGCATTGGACAGCTATAGGAGAGGGTATTCAACCCCCGGTCCTTGCCAAATCAAAGGAAGCACGCTATTCGGATAGACCCAAGTAACTTCTTCTGGACGGTGAGGAAGTCTTGGTTTCAAAATACTGGACGGCTGCAGCCACGAAGTTCTGCGAAGAGCAGAGAGCAGCACATCACATAGAGCGTCAGGGATTTCAATTCTATCTACCGCAGATTGCGGTGCGTAGGAAGACTACCGAGAGACGCGAGTACCTGTTTCCCGGATATATCTTCGTGATGGTGAGAGACGGCTGGGAGCGCTTAGTCAACACTCGCGGAATAAGGAAGCTCTTCTTCTGCGACGGTGTTCCTACCCGCATGAGCGACAGAGACATAGAGACCCTGAGGGCCAAAGAAGACCGTCGGGGTCTTATCGTGTTGCAGAAGCCTGCTGCTGTAGGCGACACTGTCGTAGTGGTGCATGGTGCGTTCAAGGATAGTCTCGGTGTGGTAGAGCAGCTCACCGCACGGGACCGATGTCGCGTTCTACTGAGCATGATGAATAGGTCTCTCGCTGTCGAGATAGACCAGACCAGCGTGCGCGTAGCCTAAGCAGGGCTGCTCGCGCATAGCTGAGAGGCACTGTGGGTATAGTGGACCCCTGTGCGGTAGCCATGTCTACCATCTAGGAGATACAGAGGTGGCCCATCGCTTCTATAGTACTGCTCTGTGGAGAGCACGCCGCAAGCATCAACTGGCACAGCATCCCTTGTGTGAGATGCATGGTGCACGAGGAGAGGTCGTCGTCGCTACCGTGGCACACCACCTGCAGCAGCACAACGGCAACTGGAACATCTTCTGCTCGTCTCCTCTGCAGTCTCTGTGTGAGTCGTGTCATAACTCAGTTGCTCAGTCTCTCGAGAAGGGAGGACGAGGAGAGATGATAGGACTAGACGGTTGGCCGATACGAAACGATTTTCAAAAATGAAATCAACAATGATGACGACGAGGGGCACCGGGGGGTGGGACGAAAGATCTTCGCGACGACTCCAGACACCGGCGACGGGAGCCCGGCATCCTAAATGACCCCTTTTTGAGACCCCGGCGAGAGGCCTTAATTTCCCGACGACTTCCCGCAGCGCAGGCACAAGTGAGACGAGTATCAGCATGAGCGTCCTACACGGCAGAGGCAGGCAGTCCCTGAAGGTGATAGAGGGGATGGGGGTCGCGAGACCTTCACCACCCAGTCGCATGGGGGAGGACGAGGCGTTGATATGGAGACAGACCGTGGAGGCGCTGCCCGCAGACTGGTTCAGACCCGAGACGCTGGCCATTCTCGAGCAGTACTGCAGCCACGTGATGAGGGCTAGGTCCATCGCCAAGAAGATCAGGACCGAGCAGCGGGTCGATCAGGCGCTCTACGCTCTCGAGCTCAAGGAGACCAAGATGGTGGCTACTCTCGCCACCAAGATGAGGCTCACGCAGCAGTCCACGCTCGACAGAAAGAAGTCGAAGCACGCCAAGTCGGCGGTCGTGAAGCCCTGGGACATGGACGCCAAGCCGGTCGCGGATGACGACGAAGCCGAAGACTAAGGCTAAGAGGCCAACGCGGACGGAGACCCGCGCCGAGCGGAACATCCGCTGGATCGAGGAGAACTGCCGCATCCCCGAGGGGAAGCTGGTGGGCAAGAAGGTGAAGCTGTCGCAGTTCCAGCGGCGCTTCATGATCAAGATATACGACAATCCGGCGGGCACCCGCCGAGCGATATTCAGCGTTGCTCGCAAGAACGCCAAGACGGCTCTCTCGGCCTTCATCCTGCTGCTGCACATCGTGGGTCCGGAGGCCGTGCAGAACTCGCAGCAGTACTCCACGGCTCAGTCCAAGGAGCAGGCGGCGGTCATCTTCGAGCTCGCGGCCAAGATCATACGCATGTCGCCCGAGCTGTCGCCGTTCTGCGTGGTTCGCGACACGGTCAAGCAGATACTCTGCCCCGAGCGCGGGACCAAGTACCGAGCGCTCTCGGCGGAGGTCAAGACGAGCTTCGGCCTGAGCCCAGCGCTCACCATTCACGACGAGCTGGGGCAGGCTCGCGGACCGAAGAGCGAGCTCTACTCCGCGCTGGAGACGGCGAGCGCCGCGCAGGAGGAGCCGCTCACTATCATAATCTCGACGCAGGCGCCGACGGACAACGACCTGCTCAGCATTCTCATCGACGACGCGCTGGAGGACAACGACCCCTGCACGATCGTCGAGCTCTACACCGCCGACACGGAGGCGGACCCCTTCGCGCTCACGACCATCAAGCAGGCGAACCCCGCCTACGACGAGTTCATGAACACGAAGGAGGTTCTCCGCATGGCGGCCGACGCCAAGCGGATGCCGAGCCTGGAGGCCGACTATCGCAACCTGATCCTCAATCAGAGGGTGGAGTCCACATCCCCCTTCGTCTCGAGAATCACCTGGGAGGCGTGCGGCGCGGAGCCCGTCAGCCTGGAAGAGTACGCTGGTCAGCTGGTGTTCGCGGGACTGGATCTCTCGGCCACGAGCGACCTGACCGCGCTCGTGCTCTTGTTCATGGTGCGAGGTGTGTGGCAGGTCCACTGCTACTTCTGGCTCCCCGAGGAGGGGATAGCCGAGCGCTCTCGCCTTGACCGCGTGCAGTACGACGTCTGGGCGAAGGAGGGATACATCGAGCTCACGCCCGGAAAGAGCGTCGAGTACGAGTACGTCGCGCAGCGTCTTCGCGAGATATGTACCGAGCTCAAGGTGAAGAAGATAGCGTTCGACCGCTGGAACTACAGGCACCTGAAGCCTTGGCTCCTCAAGTGCGGCTTCACCGAGAAGGAGCTGGAGACCCTGTTCGAGGAGTTCGGTCAGGGCTTCCAGTCCATGTCCCCGGCCCTGCGGAGTCTCGAGGCTCTCGTGCTGAACAAGAAGCTGGCTCACGGGAAGAACCCGGTCCTAAACATGTGTGCTCACAACGCCGTCGTGCAGAAGGATCCCGCGGGGAACCGGAAGCTGAGCAAGGCGAAGAGCCGAGGTCGGATCGACGGCATGGTCTCGCTCGCGATGGCGAGCGCGATAGCGGAGGCTACGACCGAGGAGAAGCCCAAAGAGTTCCAGATGATGTTCGTGTGACAATTCGGGGGCTGAAGAAGGAGATCTTACTATGCCTATGGCAATCGCCTACTGGATCCTCATGCTGCTGTGGCTCGTTCTCGGCCTCATCTATCTGTGGCCTCACGCAGCCATCTTCGTCACCGGAGCGACGATCATACAGTTTCTTCTGTTCCTGATAATCGGATGGAAGCTGTTCGGGAGGCCGCTGCAGTGAGAGTAGACATCTATCTCGTCTCGGCACCGCGGTCGCCGCGACGCCGACGACGTAGGAACTCCCGTACGAGGGAGTTGGTCGGGCACTACTGGTGACAACCAGTCGTCCGCACGCGAGAGTCAGCTCCGTCACGCTGGCTCTCGCGCTGACCCTCTCGGGCTGCGCGTCTAGTCCCACTCCAGCGCCGACGCCGACTCCGCCGCCGATGCCCACTCCAGCACCGACGCCGAAGCCGACGCCCGCGCCGACACCTGTTCCCGAGCCGCCTCAGAAGGAATATCTTCTGTGCGGGGACTCGTTCTGCGCGGACGATCGTGGTGGTCGAATGACCGCCGGATGAGAGGAGAGAATGACAACTCAGAACAGAGCATACAGCGTTCTCGTCATCAAGTCGATCGACGAGGAGAAGCGGATCATCCGCGGCACCGCCACGACTCCGACCACAGACAGGGTCGGCGACATAGTGGAGCCTCTCGGTGTCAAGTTCAAGAACCCGATGCCGCTGCTCTGGCAGCACAAGCACGACAAGCCAGTCGGCATGGTCAAGTTCGACAGGCCGACAGAGGACGGCATCGACTTCGAGGCTCAGCTGGTGGACCCCGAGAAGGTTCAGTCGCCGGGCCTCAAGGACCGACTGATGGAGGCGTGGGACTCCGTGAAGACGGGTCTGGTCGCGTCTGTGTCCATCGGCTTCCGTGCTCTCGAGTACGCCTTCATGAAGGAGAGCGACGGCATTCGGTTCGAGAAGACAGAAGTCTACGAGCTCAGTCTGGTGACGATCCCGGCTAACGCCGAGGCCACGATCCAGATGATCAAGTCTCTTGACGTCGGAGCGCAGCAGGCCGCGATAGGCCAGAACGCTGATCCGAAGTCGCTGAGACCCCAACGTCCCGGCGCTACGGGAACCACGGCGAAGACCGTCTCGGTTGTCGAGATGATCGCCTCACAGGAGACTAGGGTGAAGACTATCAGAGAACAGATCACCGGGTTCGAGGCAACTCGCGCCGCGAAAGCTGCCCGGATGAAGGCCATCATGGATGCAGCGGCTGAGGCGGGCACGACCCTCAATCAGGCTGAGTCCGAGGAGTACGACACTCTCGAGCAGGAGGTTGCTCAGATCGACAAGCATCTGATCCGGCTGAACAGCCTCGAGAAGCAGCAGCTCGCAGACGCTCAGCGCGTCGAGCCCGCGCAGAACAACAACCGAACGGTCGAGACGCGCGAGCAGCGCACCACGATCGAGCCGGTTCGCGCTCGCGTGGTTGGTCCGAACGCCAACGTGCCGAAGGGTACGGCGTTCATTCGCTACGTCATGTGTCTCGCGGCGTCCAAGGGCGACACCGCCAAGGCGCTCAACATGGCGAAGCAGTTCAAGGACCAGATGCCCGAGATCTTCAACTCCATCGAGATGGACGTTGCGGGTACTCTCCGCAACGATCCTCTCATGGCGCAGAAGGCGGCCATCGGCGCTGGCACCACGACAGACGCGACATGGGCAGCTCCGCTCGTCGCGTACAACATCATGGCGTCGGAGTTCATCGGTCTGCTCCGTCCGGCGACCATCCTCGGTCGGATTCCCGGCCTTCGTCGCGTTCCCTTCAACATCCAGATGCCGTCCGCCCTGAGCGGCACGACGGTCAACTGGGTCGGCGAGAACGCACCGAAGCCGGTAAGCCAGATGACCTTCGGTACGGTCACTCTTCGCTGGGCGAAGGCAGCGGGCATCGTCGTCCTCACGGACGAGCTCGTTCGCTTCTCGAACCCTGCGGCCGAGGAAGTCGTACGCGCAGACCTCGTCGACGCGATGGCGCAGTTCCTCGATCGTCAGTTCGTCGACCCTGCGGTGGCGGCAGTCACCAACGTGTCGCCGGCCTCGATCACGAACGGCGTCACGCCAGTCACGCCGTCCGGCACCACCGCGTCTGCGTTTCGCGCAGACATCAAGACGTTGTTCGCGAACTACTTCCAGAACAACCTCTCGACAGCCGGTGGCGTGTTCCTCATGACGCAGACGCAGGCTCTGTCTCTGTCGATCATGCAGAACGCTCTCGGTCAGTCCGTGTTCCCGAACATCACCTCCGACGGCGGATCGCTGCTCGGTTATCCGGTGATCACCTCGGAGAACCTCGGCATGGCTACCGGCGGATCGCCCGCAGACGGCGGTCTCATCATCTTCCTCAAGGCGAACGAGATCATGCTGGCCGACGACGGTCAGGTCGTGATCGACGCGAGCAATCAGGCCTCCGTCCAGATGGACTCGGCGCCTGACTCTCCGCCGACCGCGTCTACGAACATGGTCAGCCTCTGGCAGATGAACATGACCGGCGTTCGCGCCGAGCGCTGGATTAACTGGGGCAAGCGTCGGTCGACGGCTGTCGCGTTCATCCAGAACACGAAGTACGCAGAATAGGAGCTCTAGCTGAGCTCCGTAAGCTAACCCTCGCGGGGCTCTACTTTGAGTGAGGGACGGACTGGTGGCTGCGTGGCTCAGTCACTCAGTCCGTCTCTTCACGCTTCAACCGAGCCACGAGGTCTAGGATCATGAAGAAGCTGAAGGCCAAGCAAGAAGTCTACTACGCCAGTCGCACTCGCCATCCAGGAGAAGAGTTCGAGGCGGACGACAGTCACGCCAATCTTCTCGTCGGCCTGGGAAAGGCCGAGGAGGTGCGGTCCCAGCCAGCACCGAGGGCGACTCCCGCCCAAGAGCCAACTCCATCACCAGCTCCCAGTCTAGAGACTAGAAGCATGTCGGCCGAGGAGCCGAAGTCCGAGGAGCAGCCAGCCGAGCAGGCTGAGGGTGCTCCCAGACGCAGACGTCGCGAGTACATGCGCCGCGACATGAAGGCGACAGACGAATGAGGATACTCGGGTACGATCTCTCGGTCCGAAAGGCCGCTCCTCCCCCCGGCCTCTCGTACGTCCAGTCTCCCAGCCGATGGGGAGCTTGGTCGTTCGGGACGATCATGGAGCCGTTCACGGGAGCGTGGCAGCGGAACATAGAGGTTCGTCTCGAGAACGTGCTGACGTTTAGCACGGTCTACTCCTGCATCACGCTGATCGCCAGCGACATCGGCAAGCTGCAGCTTCGGTACGTCGAGAGGGACAGGGACGGAGTCTGGGCTCCGGCTGAGAACTCCTCGTTCAGTCCCTTTCTTCGCAAGCCGAACAGATATCAGACGCGGCAGAAGTTCGTGGAGTCGTGGATCTCCTCGAAGATGATTCACGGCAATACCTACGTTCTCAAGGAGCGAGACAATCGCGACGTGGTGGTCGCGGGCTACGTGCTGGATCCCATGCTGACGAAGGTGCTGATAACGTCGGACGGAGAAGTCTATTATCAGCTCTCGACCAGCAATCTCGCGGGCGTCGACAAGGATCAGGTCGTGGTTCCGGCGTCCGAGATCTTCCACGACGTTCATGTTCCTCTGTATCATCCGCTGTGCGGCGTCAGTCCCATCACCGCGTGTGGATTGGCCGCCGTGCAGGGTCTTCGCATTCAGGAGAACTCGACGCGGTTCTTCCAGAACGGAAGTCGGCCCGGTGGAATTCTCACGGCACCGGGTCTCATCGATCCGGACACTGCGAAGAGACTGAAGGATCACTGGGACAACAACTACACCGGCGCGAACGCTGGAAAGGTCGCGGTTCTCGGCGACGGACTGAAGTATGAGAAGATGACCATCAGCGCGGTGGACGCGCAGCTCATCGATCAGCTCAAGATGTCGAGCGAGCAGGTCTGCTCCGCGTTTCACGTTCCGGGCTTCATGGTCGGTGTCGGGCCGACCCCGAGCTACAGCAACGTGGAGGCTCTCTATCAGATGTACTACTCGCAGTGTCTGCAGGCGCTGATCGAGGGTGTAGAGTCTGTTCTCGACAACGGCCTGGGACTGGTGACGGCGAACCAGGACTCCGGCACCGAGTTCGATCTCGACGACCTGCTGCGAATGGACACCGCCACGCAGTTCAAGACGTACGGAGAAGGTGTCAACAGAGGCATCCTCGCGCCCAACGAGGCGCGACGCAAGATGAATCTGAAGCCTGTCAAGGGCGGCCAGACGCCGTATCTGCAGCAGCAGAACTTCAGCCTCGCCGCGCTGGACAAGCGCGACAGCAAGGAAGATCCTTTCGCCGCGAAGCCACCTACTGCTCCAGGGACCGCCAAGCCTCCTGCGCAAGTTGAGGCACCTCCACCTCAAAAATTGTTGCCTCCACCTCCGGTGACCTTCGAGTCGGCGATGGAAGGTATGCGGAAAGGTGTCTCAGATGCAGCCTAACGAGCAGGCGGAGTTCTTCAGGGCTGTCGGCGCCTTCGTGTTCGAGCAGGTTAAGCTCGCGACGGCTCCTCTCCTGACGAAGATTAACGCGCTGGAGAGTCAGCTTCGCGCTCTCGAGATGCGTCCTCTCATCGACGAGGACGACGCGCAGATCATGATAGAGGGCGCGATAAGCGCGGCGACGGCGCAGCAGCCGAGCGAGCCTGTCAAGATCACTTGGCGCGACATCGAGGACTTCGGTGACGGCGTCACGTTCTACGGCTACGGCGGCGATCAGGTTCAGGCGATCATCAACGGCAGGATGGTCGAGCTCAAGGGCAGGGACGGCACGGACGGCAAGGACGGCCGAGACGGCGTCGACGGCAAGGACGGCAGGCACTGCGACATGGACGCAGTCTATAACGCGGTCGAGATTCTGGTTCAACGGTTCCAGCCTCCGAGTGTCGACGACGTAGTGAAGGCGCTGGACGAGCACGGGATAGTCGCGAAGGTCGTCTCCATGATACCTGCTCCGAAGGACGGCAGAGACGGCGAGAACGGCAGGGACGTAGACTACGACAAGCTGAAGGAGATACTGACCATAGCGACCACAGAGTATCTCTCGATGAACCCTGCTCCCGCGGGCGAGAAGGGTGAGCCGGGCATCCCGGGCCGAGACGGTATTGACGGAAAGGACGGCGCGACGCCGACCAAGGAGGAGCTGGAGACGCTGGCTCGTGGTGCTGTTCTTGCGTACTTCGAGAGGTTCCCGGTGCTGAACGGCGCCGACGGCCGAGACGGCGCAGATGGCAAGGACGGCGTAGTCGACATGGAGAAGGTCACAGAGCAGATTCTATACGCGGTCGAGAGCTACGTGACTGCAGAGGCTCTAGGACTGAGAAAGTACGTCGACGAGCTGCCCAAGCCGAAGGATGGCAAGGACGGAGAACCCGGGAAGGACGGACAGAATGGCCGCGATGGCACTGATGGAGCTCCTGGCGAGAGCGTTTCTCTGGATCAGGTTCGCAGCATCGTTGACGCTGCCGTTCGTGATGTGGTCAGTGAGCTGCCTCCTACTCCTCACGTCGTGTCTTTTAGTATTGATCGCGACGGTGTTCTTAATTGCATCTTTAACGACGGTCGAATTTCTAAGGCGGGTGTCGTGGTGGGTCGAGACGGGCTTGACAAGGACGCGATCAAGGCTCTTGTCGCTGCGGCTGTCGCAGAGATACCCATTCCTAAGGACGGAAAAGACGGAAGGGACGGTCTCGACGGCGTCGGGTTCGACGATCTGGAGGTCGTCACGGTGGAGGGATCCAGGGATCTGATCCTTCGCTTCTTCAGGGGAGAGAACAAGAAGGAGTTCACCATCAGTTATCCAGTCATGCTCTATCAGGGCGTGTGGAAGTCTGGACAGACGTACAAGAACGGCGACTGCGTGACGCGCGACGGAAACGTGTGGCACGCCTTCAGGGACACGGACGCGCAGCCTGGGACAGCTGACAGCGGATGGCAGCTCGCTACGAAGCGCGGCAGAGACGGCAGGGACAAGGGGTAAGAGAGATGGGACTGAAGCTCATATCTCAGCCTGCCGTCAAGGCAGTGACTCTCACAGAGGCGAAGAAGCATCTGCGGGTCACGCACACCGACGACGACGACATCATCAACGCTCTCATAGACGCGGCCATAGGCAAGGTAGAGGGATGGACTGGCAGAGCACTCATAGACCAGACGTGGGATCTGGTGCTGGACGAGTTTCCTGGATCTAACAGCTCGTGCTTCGTTCAGACTCGCTGCTTCAACTCGCAGTCTGCGCTGGCCATCCAGATACCCAAGCCTCCTCTCATCGGCATCACGCAGATCGCCTACGACGACGCGAACGGCGACGAGCAGATAATGGATCCAGCGGACTACTTCGTGGACGACGCGAGCGAGCCGGGATGGGTCGTTCCTGCGGGCATCACTAGCTGGCCAGCTACGATAGTCGCGATCAACTCAGTTCGCGTGCGATTTCGCGCTGGTTATCTGTTCCCAGACTCACCCCCGACGAACGCTGTTCCGGAGGACATCAAGGCCGCAGTCAAGTTGATACTGGCCGATCTATACGAGTACAGAGAGTCGCAGGTCGCCGGGACGATATCCAGCGCACTGCCATACGGCGTCGAGAACATTCTTCGGCGTCACAGAGTTCTACTAGGAATGTCTTGAGAAAGTGAGGAAGCCATGAAGAAACCTAAGCCTGCACTGAACTCCACTGACTTCGACATTCCGTCTGTTACCAAGCAGATGGGATATCTCCACGTTGACCATCGCGCCAGTCCTGGTCTTCCAGCAGACGTGGCGCAGAAATTTGGCTACGATCCTGCTCTCGTTCGCGAGGGCAAGGTCTTCGAGGCTGACACTATCGCCTGTTGTCACTGTCCGTCCGTTTTTATCAAGCGAAAGGGTACGGACATGATAGGCCGCTGTACTAAGTGCAACGGTTTCGTGTGTGATGCGTGCTTGATAGCTGCGCAGGACCCGACTTACGTTCACCGGTCCCGTCAGGAACTGATTGACATGATCAGAAGCGGCAGATACGAGTTCGGCGGGGGGACCATGTCACTCCCCATTTTGAAACGAAAGGAAACTACAGATGGCTAAGAGGATCTTTACTACTGGCGGCCTGACATATACCGCTACTGCGTCAGGCGCGGCTGTCACTACGCTAGGCTTCATGGGTCTGAGAGGTGGCGGTGCCACTCAGCTCATCGACGTGCTGGAGATCTTCTTCTCCGGCAAGGTGGGTACCTCCACCGTCATCGGTCTTGTCGCGAAGCGCACTTCTACGATCGCGACGACACCGTCTACACTCACCACCTTCAACTCAGACGGTGCGCTGTTCCCCAACACGACCGCGCTCGGCACACTCGCCGTTCCGTTCGTCACGGCGTCGGGTCTTCCCGTCTCGTCGTCTGCGGTGACAGACGCGACACTGCAACTCGGCCTCAACGGCTTCGGCGGCATCGTTCGCTGGAACGCGGCTCCGACGCAGCAGTGGCAGATCATCGGCAACACCACACCTGGAGGCGAGACGGTCGTGTTCAACTCGTCGTCACACGGCGGCGTGTCGTGCGCTGGCGACGGTCACATGATCTACGAGCCCTACTGAGTCGGGTGCAACTATGGACGTAAAAGCCACAAAGAAAGAGGAGTGGGGCAACGCAGAGTGCGTCGCCCTTCTGGAGCTGTGGTTGGCGAAGGCAAAGGAGGGCGGGATAACGCATCTCGCCCTCGCTGCCTGCGAGGCTCCCAACATAATCTACGCGGACGTCTGCGGCTCTATCATCATGCAGTCCGCGATTCACAGCGCGATAGACGGTCTCAAGAAGCGGATCGACGACGAGATAACGAGCAGACTACCGCCGTTCGATCCGAACATTCCAGCTAATCAGGTCTGCTACAACGTGTCGTCTGGCATACTCGGCTACGACTTCTTGCCGTGGCTGATCAACGCGGAGATGCGTCGCGTGAGAATGGCGATAGAGGAGCCTCTCAAGATAGCGTTCTTTCGTCACGCTAACGCGACGACTCTTCCAGCTTATCACTACGAGATGCTGCAGAACGTGGCTCGTCCTATGGTCAGCATGGTGGGCGCCGAGGCGAACAAGGTGTTCGGAGGAGAGTACACGTTCTCGGTCTTCTACAAGGACGTGGTAGACGCCGTCCTGAGGGGCGAGAAGATACCGAAGTTTACTCCGATGCTGGCCGCGACACTCGCTATCGAAGATGACCTGCGTGGACTGAAGCAGCCGGTGACCATCACGCTGCGAGAGGCGACGCACTCTCCGTGGAGGAACAGCGACCTGACCACCTGGATGGCTTTCGCAAAGTATCTGGAGGACAGAGGAGAGGAGGTCATATTCATTCGAGACACTAGGTTCGCAAATGACGAGTTCGACGACTTCTCTACTCATCCTGCCGCTGCTGTTGATCTGCACGTTCGCACGGCGCTGTATCAGCAGGCGAAGTGTAATCTGTTCGTGTCGAACGGACCGATGACAATCAACTATCATCTCGACACGCCCTTCATGGCATTCATCGAGGTGGACGAGGGCCATCATCAGCGCTATCGTCCAGGCTGGCCGGAGTTCTGGCCCGAGTGCATGGGCATCGAGGTCGGTCAGCAGTTTCCGTGGTTCAACGAGGCGCAGCGCATAGTCTGGAAGAAGGACAGTCTCGAGAACTTGATCGAGGCCTGGGAGCAGCGATGCCGCTGACGTTCACCGGACGCGGGCCGAGACTTATTCCTACAGAGCCGGCAGCTCCCCCCGGCTTCGTGGGGGATCAGATTCCGCTGGACTATCACTGGGGAGTTCGCGCCGCGACGACAGCTATTGCTACTGGTGGTGGTGCGTTTGGGCAGTTT